GAATCCGCGTACTGCGCATCGAGCACAGTCGCGCCGCAGTCTTCGATGTGACACACGACCTCATGCTGGTCCTGGCCGTACATCGTCAGCGCCGAGACGTAGGGCAGATCGGCGGGTCCTTCGGGGAGCCCGAAGTAGACGAGCCCGTCCGGCTTGCAGACTCGGAGGAACTCGCGGATGTAGTCGCGCTGGTACGTCCACGGCATGTGCTGGAGCGTGATCAGCGAATAGACGATCGAGAACATCGAGTCCGCGAAGTCGCGAAGGTCCGGGTGCTGGCTGTGATGGAAGGAGCAGGGGCGCTGGCGATGTTCGATCGCCTTCAGGATCATCTCTCGCGAGACGTCGACGCCGGTCGCGCCGTAGCCGCGCTCCTCAAGCGCGCTTGTGAGCCGTCCCATCCCGCAGCCGAAGTCGAGCGCGAGCCCGTCCTGCGGGTACTTGATGCCGAGCTCGACCCAGTGATCGAACGTGGCCTGAACCTGCCGCCGCCCGGTCTCGAAGTACTCGCGGAAGGAGTAGGGCTGGTCGGTGAGGATGTACTTGATCGGGTCTTCGCGGGCGCAGGCGTCCCAGTAGCCGCGCGCCGCTTGGAGGGTGAACGTCATTCGGACGGAAGGGCGGTTATGTCGGAAGCGGCCCACCGCTTCCGCTCGGCTGCGAGTTCGCCGTCAACTTGTGATTCACAGGCCGGGCAGAAGGGGCCTCGCGCCGTGCCTCCTGCGCGCTGCGCCCAATCGACGGCAGCCACTCGCGCTGAGCGAAGCCCGCAGAGCGTCATTGTCGAGTCGAGCGGTCGGGTGACGTGCATCGTTTCTGTTATGCGGGAATGATCCAGTTTCGACCTAACGTCGCTTATGTTGGTCATGCCGCCGCCTCCTGCCGGATCTCCGCAGCCGTCCGGATGATCAGCTCGTCGAGGCCGATGCGCGGGCGCCAGCCCGTCTCACGCGCGTGCGCGATGTTCGGAACCTTCACGACACCTTCGGCCTCCTCATAGTCCGGACCGTGGATCTCCTTGCCGGACGTCATCCGGATCCCGGCGCGCTGCTCCGGTGAGAGCAGGAGAGACTCGACGCGCTTCGCCAGGTGCAGGATCGACACTCGGTTCTCCGGGTTGCCGACGTTGAACACGGGCGCGAACTTCGACGGCTCGACGCCCAGGATGAAGTCGACGACGTCCCACACGGCGGTCAGGGAGCGCTCCTGATGCCCGCGATTGAAGACGGTCAACTGTTCCCCGCCGAGCGCCTGCTCGACGAACGTCGGGAGCACGAACCCCTTCGAGCGGTCCTGGCGTGGCCCGGCGACGTTGAACGGCCGGATCGTCACGGAGTCGACGAGGCCGGTGCGGACGAGATGCTCGGCGGCGAGCTTGCCTGCGGCGTACTGGATGCGGTGCGTGAGCCGGTGCGGGACATGGCAGGTGTCGGTCTCGCGATAGGTGCCGCTGAAGCCGTAGACCTCCGATGTGGAGATATTGATGAGCGGCGTGCCTGCGGCTTCGCAGAGCCGGAGGATGGCCTGCGTGCTCTCGACGATCTCCGCGACGATCGAGTTGTGGTCGAGCAGCGCGACGGGGCCGACCGGGCTGGCGGCGTGAACGACGAGGTCGACGTCGGGCCAGCCGGTGCCGGGGAGCATGTCGCGCACGTCGATCGGGAAGCAGGGGGCGCCTTCGATGGAGTCGACGACGTTGCCGGAGAGGTTGTCGATGCCGATGACTTCGTCCCCGCGCGCAAGGTACGCATCGGCGAGGTGGGAGCCGATGAAGCCGAGCGCCCCAGAGATCAGAACGCGCATTCAGGTCCCCTGTCGATCCGCTCCTGCACGCGCGGGTCGGCCGGATCGCCAGTCCATTCCTCACGGACGATTCGTTCCCACAGTCGATGTTCCAACATGGCGACTCGTTCGTGCAGCCGCTCGTTCTCGGCCAAGAGCTTGGCGTTCTCCCGGCCGGTTTGCTCGCTGCTCATAGCGCACTCACCGCCTCCGCGTAGACCCAGCGGTGCGCTTCGCCGAGCGCCACGTTGCGCGCGCGCCCGACCTGCCCGTCCAGGTGGATGAACTTGTAGCCGAGCAGGACCTGCACCTTCAGGTCGGCCCAGAAGTTCGCCTTGTAGGCGAGGAAGTCGTCGGCGTGGTAGTGGATCGGGAGGCTCGGACCGATCTCGTCCCATGTCTCGCGGCGCATGAACGGGATCGGCGAGTTGTAGGCGTGGATCCCGTCCCGCGTCGGGCTCAGGTAGAGGCCTTGGCCGAGCGTTCCAGCGCAGAGCGTCGATCCGTCCGGCTTGACGATCCACGGCGCCGGATAGACGCCAGCGTCCGCTGCGGAAGTCGCAATTTGCGACCATTCGCCGTTCTCGGGGATCAAGTCGTCCGCTCCGAGCATGAGATAGTCACCGGTCGCCTGCTCGGCTCCGGCGTTCCACGCCTTGCCGCAGGTGTCCTCGTTACGGACCACGATGAGTTCGACGTCGAATGGTTTGAACGCTTCGAGCGTGGTGGCGAGGAGGTCCTCGCGTCCGTGGATCGTGGGGATGACGACGGAGATCACGACCGCCCCTCGTCAAAAGCGAGTCTGTCTCGCTCGGCCTCGATCACGTCAGCCGTGTAGGCGCGTAGCCGGTCGAGGATCGGCTCTCGATTGGCCGCTGCTTCCACGATGGCGGCCCGCGCGAACGCCAGGTGGGCGTCGTGGTACTCCTGCGAATCAGGCATCGCGATCCTCGTCGAGTTCAAGTCCCTTCAGGAACCTGCCGATATCGTATGTGCTATCATGTATGCAGGTATCAATCCAACTGAAGGGACCACGATGACGTTCGATGTTCACACCGCAGCATCCCCGTCCGACACGACCACGACGATCGTCCGCGTCGAAGCCGACAGCGAGCGCGGGGCGTTCCGCAAGGTCAAGGCGGAGCTTCCCGAGGGCGCCGTGATCCGCGCCACGATCCAGATCCATGACGCCACCGTCCGGCTCTATGGCAATGACTGAACCGGGTGGACGCATCCTCGTCCGGCTGCCGCTTGCCCTGCACGAGCGCCTGAGTGCGCTCGCGCGAGAGCAGGGTGTCAGCCTCAACCAGCTCGTCGTAACCCTGCTCGCGGGCGGAGTCGGCTTCAAGATCGGAGAAGCGAGCGGACCTACATGAGCCTCGTTCGCCGTCTGCTCATGGGGTCGACCGATCGCCTCCCGGGCACGAGGCGCTCCCCCTGATCGTCCGCTTTGATCCGATAGCGCGCTCATGCCGCCACCTTCTCCACGCTCGGCATCAGGCGCCGCTCGATCTCGCGCATCGTCGGCGCCCAGTGCTCCTTGTAGACGCGGCGCACGTCGTACTGCAGCGCGTGCCGTCGCGCCGTGACCGCCATCTTCTCCCGCTGAGCCGGCTTGAGCGCATAGCACTCCTCCAGCGCCGAGACGATGTCGTCGACATCCGGGATCGCTTCCCACGAATCCAGGCCCGACCAGTAGGGCGTGTGCTTCACAGCCCATCCGGCGCCGCAGAGCTCGGGCATCGCGGAGAAGTCGGTGACGATGACCGGCGTCCCGCACGCCTGCGCTTCGATGACCGGGATCCCGAAGCCTTCGCCCTTGGACGGGTTCAGTAGGACATCCATCGCGGAGTACAGCTGCGCCATGTCCTTCGGCGAGTACGGCGAGTACATGACCGAATACTGGTCGGCGATCCGGACGCGGTCCTGCGGGATCCCGACCGACTCCAGGAGCGCGGTGAGGTTCTCGCCGTTCGCCCAGTTGTGACTGATATTCGTGTGAAGGTAAAGGTAGGCGTTGTCGTGGCGATCGAGCAGCGTCGCGAACGCCTGGAACGCCTCCGAGAAGCTTTTGCGTGACGGGCGCCCCTTATTCGCGGCGACCATGCCGACGAGGAAGGCGTTCTCCGGGAAGCCGCCCTTCTCGCGGATCGCCTTCTGGTTGCGGCGCTTGTAGACCTCCGTGTCGATCGCGTGCGGGACATAGAGCGGGTCCAGCTCGGAGAGCATCCGCTCGCCGAACCGGCTCATGGCGATCGGGACGGCACCGGACTCTGCGAGGAACTTCCCGACGCGCGGAGGCGCGGGCGCGTGGTCGACCGGGACCCAGCACGCCATCCGGACCTCCTGCGCGAGCGCGGGGTTCAGGACCCACACGTCCATCAAGGTGATGACGAGCCCGTTCTTCGCGTCTCCGCCGAAAAACCGGGTCGCGTGCTGAACGAGGCCCTCGTCGCCGAACTGCCCTCCGAGGCCGGGAAGGACCGGGATCCCTTCCCAGGTGATCGGGGCGCCTTCGAGCCCGTAGAACGTGGAGATCGCAAGGTCGTACTGCTCCTTGAGGCAGGAGGCGGCGATCGCGGTCTGCTGGCCGTACCCGGTGGGCGCCCACGGCGCGTTCGAGTGCCAGATCAGTTTTGTCATGCTCCTCCGTTCTGGTGGCTTGCGTGGTGGCTGAGGAGCCTTCGCGAGTGTATCGCGGGGCGCGGCGCGACAGCCACCAGACGATCGCGCCAGCGCCCCACGCTTTAGACGATCTCCATGACCTCGAACGTCATTGAGGCTTCCGCGGTGCGTTCGCGCATCGCTGTGACCTCGAACGTTCCGCGGCCGGAGATCAGGAATCGGTCGGCTGCGCCGATGGGCGTGCCGGGCGCGACGGTGACGACGTGCGTGGAGCGTTCGTCGATCTTGCCGCCGGTGAGGCGTGAGCGCGTGCCCATCGGGTCGAGTCGGCACGGGACGGAGAGCGCAGCGGTGCCCCAGGTGTGCGCGCCGCCGCCACCGGTGTCGTCCGTCCATGAGCTGGCGAGGACGTATCCGGTGTCGGAGAGTGAGAGCCAGAGGAGGCCGCGCGGCTGGTCGGGCGCGCGTCCGTTGAGGAACGTGCCGACGCTCATCTGATCTGACGGTACTTGCCGAGGATCCGGAGCTCGCCGGGCGTCATGTCGACCGCGGGCGCGGCGTACTTGACGCTGACGTCGCCGATGCTTTCCTCGGTCGCGACGCCCTGGACGACCATCCGGGAGGCGCAACTGAGCGCGACCATGCGGACGTCCGCGGGCACGGTCCCATAGCCGTGCGCGTAGGTGACGACAACGTTCTGGCGTCCGGCGGGCCAGACGGGGCGCGGCTCGGAGCCTGCGGTGCCGCGCAGGAGCATTCCGTTCCCGTTGAGCATGTAGTTGATCTCGGCGGTCCCGTTGACGGTGACGGTGCCCGCTGCGGTCGCGGGGAGTTCGGGCAGCATGAGCGCGTCGGTGCCGGTCCCGTCGAGCCGGACGGTCTCGGTGAGGCTGGTGAATAGCTGGTCGGAGACGGTGCGGCAGGCGTCGCAGGCGGCTTCGACGGCGATGATGGCGCCCATGTCCTGTGAGAGGTCGCGTCCGAGGATGTCGCCGACGTCGTAGACGGTGATGAAGGGATCGGCCACGCTTGCGGATTCTACGGGAGGGTTCTTTGCGTATACCCCTTGACGACGCATAGGTGTGTATGCAATACTTGTCTTTCAATGCAGACCACCACCGAAACCCACACCATGCCGACCTACGGCCCCCGGACCTGCCGCCGCTGCAAGGGCACCGGGCAGCATTCCAACTACGGCGGCGACACCCGCTGCTTCAACTGCAAGGGCACCGGTATCGAGCAGGTCGAGAACGGCCGTCGCCCCCTGACGGCCGAGGAACTCGCCTCGGTCGAGCGCTATCAGGCGGGTATCGCCGCTCGCGAGGCTCGCGAAGCCGCCCGCAAAGCCCGCCGAGAGGCACGGGCATGAGCGACACCGACAACAAGATCGCTGAATTCGCCCGCAACCCGCAATTCGTCGCGGAGATGCGTACGAGCAGCGCGCGCCGGCGGGTTACACCTGACAAGTGGGCGCCGTACGACGCACTCCGCAACCCCAAGGCATGCGACCGCTACGCACGCGAAGTGCTGGGCGTCGAACTCCACAGTGGATCGACCGCTGAGGAGATTCAGTGGGTCGTCAGGCTCTACAAGGCAAGTTGGTAATGACCACCTTCGACATCCACCTGCGCCACGCCGAGGCGTCCTACCGGGACGCCTTCACGCACGCCGAAGAACTCCGCGAGAAGCGAAACGACGTGGTTCTCGCAGCGCTGAAGGACGGCTGGACGCACGCTCAGGTTGCGGAGGCGACGGGGTTGACGCGCGGCAGGATCGGACAGATAGCCACCAGCGGGAAGGAAGCCACCGAATGAACCTCGCCTATGACGCGGGAAGTAACCTGCGCGCCCTGCGCGCACGCCTCCGCACGGCCACGCCAGCGGAGATCGACCGGTTCATCCCCATTTGTGAGCGGCAGGTTCTGCGTGCGGAACGCTGCGGGTTCGATGATCGCGCGGCATACTGGCGTGAAGCGCTCACGCTCGCCCAGATCGCGACGAGCGGGAAGGATGCACCGGAATGAGCGCGCTATCGGATCAAAGCGAGCCTGCGCTGGAACGAGTGGCTGACGTGCTGCGCGACGAACTGGCCCCGTGGATTGCGCACCATCCCAACGCGGGCTGGTTCGACTATCGCGTGCTCGCGCAGTCGGTTCTCAACGCTGCTTTTGACGAGGAGCGGCGCCCCCACGCCTGAGCGCGGGGACGCCACCATCGAACCTACCCGCTAGGCGAGCCTGACCTCCACGAACCCCTTCGGCCGGTAGACCGCGAGGCCGAGACGCTCCTCCGCCCGGATCGCGATCAGGTTCAGCTGGAAGTAGTTGGAGTGCGAGTTCGACGCCTCCACGCTGATCCCTCCGCGCCGCCACACCTGCGCTGACGCTCTCGTCCCGACGACCGCCGTGCCCGCGCCCGTGACCGCCGAGACGATCGTGGGGAGGTTCCAGATCATGTCGGTCGGACCCGCGACCTGCGAGTTCATCCCGACCGGACCCTGCGGACCGCCGTACGGACCGAGGAACGGACCGCCGCCGAAGAACTGGCCGACCGTGCCGCCGGCGCCATCCTTGAGCAGCCGGATGGTCTGCCAGTCGGTCGGGTGCAGGATCAGCCACTCCGGCTCGATGAACGCGGAGCCGCGCATCGAGTTCGCGCCCTTGAACAGCTGCGTCGCCTTGTCATCGACCGACGTGCCCGCGAACACGGGGACGTTGCGCGATGTCAGCAGGCCCTGGACCTCGTTGCCGCCGGACGTGCCGCGGATGAGCTGGCGCTCCTCCTCGATCTGCACGAACAGTTGGAGGCGCCCGTTGATGTAGGACTGGACCGCGGGCGCGTCTTCGAGCATCTCCTCGGAGATCGGCAGGAGCGTCGCGATCTTCTTGATCGGCTCGTCCGTCGTCGTCAGGCCGACCGTTGACTCCGGCTTCGTGCCGCCCTCAGCGACGCCCGCGGCGCCCGACGTGGCGGTTCCCTCGATGACGTAGCGGATCGAGTTCGTGCTCGCCTGGCCGCTGAGCATGAGATCGGAGACGGTGAGGCGCTGGAACAGCGTGTTCACGGCTCCCGAGACGACCTGCGGAACGGTCGCGGCGAGCGCGCCGCCGCCGCCGCCGGAGCCTTCGAGGAGGGTGCCCTTCATCTCCAGCGGGCTGACGCCAGAGGAGAAGTGCTCCGGGAACCGGCCACCGCTCTCCCGGTAGACGTTGATCGCCTTCGTGTAGGCGTCGGAGTCGACGAACGCCTCGCCGAGCGTCTTCTGCGCGGCCTGGAACATGCCGCCGTTCAGCGCAGCCGCGACGCGATCATGGGGCTCGGAGCCGACCGTGATGCTCGGCGATGCGGCGCCGAGGCTGCGGCCGAGATCCTCGACGTCCTTGAGGGTCTTCAGGCCCTCCTCGGCGAGCTTCTTCTCGCCTTCGAGCGTCTCGATCGCCCGGTGGGCTGCCTGGATCTCCTTGTTTTCGTCCTCGGTCGTCGCGCGACTTTCCTCGTCGGCCTGCGCGTAGATCGCCTTGAACTGGTCGACGAGCTCGGTCTGCTTCTGACGAATCGCCGTGATCTGGCGCTCGAACTGGTTCATGTGGGACTCCTAATCGCTGAGCAACTGCACGATCAGGTCCCTGGAACGTGTCCGGATGTCGTCATCCGGCCTACGTTCGGACCTCTGCGGCGAAGCGGCGCTGACGTGGTTCATCGCCACGCCTAGCGCGAGCTCGTCGCTGGCCTTGCGAAGCGGGTCCACGGTGCGCGCCGGTGGCGCCTTGACCGTCTCGTCCGCTGAGTGAAGTTCGATGATCTGCTTCGCGATGCCGACCAGCGCCGCGCGCTCGTCCGCGGGGAGCGCGGCGAATTCGTCGGGCGCGGGGAGCGCTTTCCAGCCGGTGACGCGCGTGTCGGCGTTCATCGGAGCCGGGGTCGCGGTGATCTCGTAGATGTCGAGCGCGGTGATGTGACGGCCTGCGCCCTTGCGCGGCTTGGCTTCGAGCGGGATGTAGCCGTAGCTGAAGCCGAGCGTGCCACTCTTGACGAGGCGCCAGGCGCCCTCGCCTCTGGGGATGGAGCGGTCGACCATGCCGTCTACGTGGACCTCTGAGCCCTTGACGGTGGCGCTTGAGGGCTCGATGTGGCCGATGATGTCGCCGTCTTCGACGGAGTGGTTCCAGCTCAGCGGGACCTTCTTTGCGAGCGGCACCCACTTGCCGAGCGCATCGACGACCGCCTGCGGCTCGACGACGTCGCCTTCGCGATCGATCGCCGACGTTGAGATAACCGCGCTGAACGTCCCCTGTTCGGTGTCGACGTTCGTGACGGTGGCCTTGAACAGCAGGGTCTCGGTGCTCATCGGCGCTTCTAAGCGTACCCTAGGCTCTCGCGAGCGGCGCTTAGTTAGCTAATCGTCATCGAGCAGCGGCAGTTCGGCGCGGAGCCCGGCTCGAAACCGGCGCTGAACTGCTCGCCGATGCCGACCGTCTCGCCGTCGAACTCCGCGTGACGCGCCGTGTCCGCCACCCAGGTCTTCATCCGGTGCTCATGGCCGGGCGACTGCTCGGATGCCGAGACGCGCGCGAACCGCGTCGCGTTCCCGGCGATGCTCGCTGACGCCGGATCGACGCGCTGCCCGCCCATCGCGCGCGCCATCGCGTCATCCACGCCCATCCGCTGAATGTCGGCCTCGGTGACGTCGTTCAGCCCCTGCGCGACGCCCTCGGCCATCGCCCGCAGGTAGTTGCGGACGCGCTTCATGTCGAAGTTGCCGCCGAGCAGCCGGGCGACATAGATCCCGCCCTCCGTCTCGACGATGCCGGACAAGAGCTTGTTCAGGTCGGCTGAGAGTTCGCGGTTCCAGCGCTCGGAGTCGAACGGGACCGACGCCTTGGAGCCCAGAGAGCGGTGCTGACGCCGGTAGAAGCGCATCAGCTCGCCCTTCGCCTGATCCACGTAGCCATGCTGACGCTCGATGTCGGCGCTCCGGCGAGGATGAAACTGCGTGAGCGCTTTCTGAGGCGCTGAGCCGTCCTGCGGCGGCTCGCCGGGCTGCTGTGGTCCCATGACCATCGGTGACGGCTTCGGATTGTCTCCGACGAGCACGTTCAAGGGGGTGACGAGGTCGTCGCCGGTGTCGATCGGCGGGAGATTCAGCCGGGCTCGACCCTCGTTCGTGGTCATCACGGCGCGGCCGGTCGCGGAGACGAGGCTGGTGATCCGGTCGTCGCCCATGTGCTTCTCGTCGAGGTTGAACTCCCAGCAGAGGTCCGTGTTGCCGTAGACGCGGACGAGGAGGCGGAGGTTCAGCATCTTCGTGAACTCCTCGCAGTACGGCGGCAGCGTGTCCGTATAGAACATCGCTCGCGCCTGCTCAAGATCGCCTTCGAGGCCGACCATCGCGCGCGGAACGCCGTACTCGTCGGCGATCTGCCCCTTGATCCACTTGCGCAGGTCCAGCGCCTGCGCGTCCTTCGGGCTCACGCCGTAGGGACGGAGCTCCATGCCCTCCTCCAGGACCACGGGCATCTTGTTGCGGCGCTGAAGCCGGTTGTAGACGTCCTGCTCGAACCCCTTCGCCGCGTCATTTGACCACGCGGGCGCTTCGAGCGGACGGTAGATCCACGTCGGCTCGGTCAGCCCGGACTTTGCGAGCTCCACGTTCGCGGCCTGCATCGCCGCGTCCTCGGCGATCAGGTTGCGCAGCGTCTCCAGGTGGGAGAGACCGACGCGCGGATCGTTCGGGTTCTCCCCGCGCCAGTGCAGGATCCGATCGGCCGGGAAGTCGACGAACGTTCCCTGCAGCTGGTTGTGGATCCGATACGTGTCGACGTCGAACATGCCGGACCCGAGGAACTCGACGCGGCTGATCGGGACCCACTTGAAGTTCAGCCGGTCGCCGCCCGCGAGCGTGATGATCGCGACCGCGTCCGCCGATGTCAGGTAATCCCGGAACAGCGTCCGGACGAACTGGTCCGAAGGCACGGTCTCGGACGGATAGCGCATCGACAACGCCGCCGGATGACCGTAAGCGGGCTGGCGCTCCGCGTCATCGACCTCCTCATAGAGCCGGAGGTCGAGCTGGCCGACGTTGCGGACGATCGTGTCGATCACGCTGCGGACCGCCGGGCTCTTTGAGTACATCCACGCATAGTTCGCGGTCTTCGCGGTCTGAAACGTCTCCATCACGCGCGCGCGACCACCACCACCGAGCAGCGGGATCGGGCTCCAGCCCTGATCGAGCGCGCCGATGACTTCCGCCGTCCCGGTCAGCGCCTTCTGCCACGGCCATCGCCAGGTCATGCCGTCGCCTCCGCGTAACGCTGCTCGTAGACCGACTCTCGCGTGTCCTGCAGGCGCATCGCCAGGTCGCACGCTATCGCCAGCGCGATCAGCGCGTCGATCTTCGCCCGCGACTTCTTCTTAGAGATCCTCCAGCCCGCATCCGTTTCTGCCGCCACCCCGGCCATGACGTGCTTCCACAGCTGACGATCGCCGTCGTGAACGATGCGGCCCTCACGGATCAGGTCATACAAGGCGTTGGAGGCCGGAACCATCCGCGTATGCGTCTGCGGGAACTCGATCATCGAGAGGCCTCGCTCCTCCAAGACCTCCGCCGAACGGTTAAAGCGCATCGGGTCGAAGCCAACCTCGCGGACGCGGCCGGTGTTCGCCAGCGCCACCAGATGATCCTCGACCTGCTCGATCCGGATCGGCTTATTCGGCTCCGGCGCCCAGATCCGGCAGCCGACATGCAGCTTGTCGCCGACGAGACCGACGACGACGACCGCCGAGGAGTCGAAGACCTGGCCGATGTCAACGCCGACCGTCCAGTGCTCCGCGGCGTTCAAGTTCACTTCGCCCTGGCACGCCTGCCATTCCGCCTCGTTGATCCACGGCTCCTCCGCGTCCGTCCAGATCCCGCACGCGAACCGCTTCCAGCGCCACGGCGTCATGCTCGGGCTGTTCTTCCGGCGCGCGAGCGTCGCAGGCGTCTGCCACGACGCCGGATTCGCCCCGGCCACCACCCTCATATCGTCGAGATCGTCCGACTCCTCCAGCGCCCATTCATGCAGCACGAAACTCCCGTCCGGGCTCGTCGCCTGCCGATACGGACCCCTGCGCGTCATCCCGTGGTCATACGCCTGCTCCCGGATCAGCCCGAGCGGGCTCTCCGGATCTGCGCCAGCCGTCGAGATCGTGATCATCTGCCCATTCCGCGGACCCAGACCATCCCGGAACACGCCATACAACTCGGCCGACTTGTGCCGGTGAAGCTCGTCGACCAGCGCCAGCGTCGGGATCACGCCGTCGCCCGTTGAGGCATCCGCCGACAGCACGCGGATCAGACAGTCCTTCTGGCCCCGGTAGCGAATGTGCATATACCCGCCTTTGACGTCGAACTCCGACGCCAGATCCGAAGCATTGACCATCTTCGCCGCCTGACTGAACAGGATCCGCGCCTGATCCCGGCTCGCCGCGGCGATCACGCACTCCGCCTGCTCCGTCTTCGTCAAGTGGTACAAGGCGAGCGCTGACAGCATCGTCGTCTTGCCGTTCTTCTTCGGGATGATCGCGACCGTCTCGGTCACGCCGCGGAAGTAATCGCCCAGAATCGTCCGCTGAAACCGCTCCAACCGCATCTGACGGCCAGAATCCAGGCGCAGCAGACGACAGAACCGCGCGAAGTCCGTCACCGAATAGGAACGCTTCGCCACCTAATCGTCTCGGCCGTCAACCATTAGACGTCGAGTTTCCTACGCAGCCGCCCACCCGGCGCCTCCTTAC